CCGCGCTGCTTAGGACTCTTCTGCCCCGTGCTTTGGACGCCTGCCAGGGCGTTAAACTGGCCCCCCCCCCTTTACCCTTTCCCGTAACTAAGTTTGCACCTCCCCCACATAGGCTGCTAAGACGCTTGTTGCTACAGCATATGTGGATTAGGGAGATCTTCATGAATAATCTTTTCCACCCTCTTTAGTGTCTATGCTATTGAGGACGGGTTGGAGCCCCGTTGACCTAGCGTCAGAGTGTGTCGGTAGCAGGCTTTCTGCTCTCGCCCCATGCCGGCCACACCTCCCACTAGTAATGTGAAGATTGCAAGTTGCATGTGAAAAGGTTTCTAATATTTGAGCTGAATGTAGCGATTACCTAAGGTGAGCGGACTTCCCCACGTGGTAACACGTGCCTCTCAGGCCAAAAGCCAAGGTGTTAAAAGCACCCCTTAGGTGGACCACTACCCCGTGGTCTCAGTTCTCTTAGAAGATTCACTTAGTAATGTGTACACTGGCAATTCTCAAGCAGAGCTAGTGAGCGGGCTAAGGATGCCCTGAAGGTACCCGCAGGTAACGTTAAGACACTGTGGATCTGATCAGGGGCTCGAGTGCTGAAGCTTTACAGAGGTAGCTCGAGTTAAAAAACGTCTATGCCCCTCCCCCACGGGAGTGGGGGTTCCCCCACACCAATTTTGACTGCACCATGGCTGGAAAGAATGGAAAACGTTCAGAGAACCCTTCTCATGATGTCTCCGGTCTGCCGGTTACAGGTGCAATTGCTTCTGTTCTCCGCCCAATTCCTGTGGTTGGGCAAATCGCTGGAGCTCTCCAGGGATTGGCTTCTTCTTGGCTCTCTTCTGCCACTGATGGTTTGCTTAATGATTCAGGTTTTGAAATTGGCAATGTTGCAGGCACTTCTGATAGGCTTCTTGAAGTGGCTGTTGGTACTACCACTCTATCTTCTCAGGAGGCTGTTACAGTTAGACAGGGATACCCTTCAGACCCTTATCCAATCCCTAATGATTCCAAACCCCCCGTAGATACCCCCACCCTATTAGGCCCCGCCGGTGAGCGGTTGCACCAAATTACAGTATTCAATTGGCAAGATGGGTATTATTCCCCGGCGTATGCCCAGGCTAGTGTTAGGCTCCCCAGAGATCTGATGAAGGATTCAGCAGATAACCCTTCCAATTTGTTCTACCCCACTGCTCAGAGGCATCACTTGCACACATCTGATTTCATCGTCACAGTGACGGTGAACGCAAACCCGTTCACAGGTGGCTGCCTGCTTGTTGTTGCCTTTCCAAATTACCCCCACATACCTGGTGAGCCTCTTGGTGCGCTTCGGTGCGCCAACGGCAAGCCAGGGTTTTTTGTGAGACACCAATTGACCCTATTTCCCCATCAGTTTATAAATTTGAAGACAAATAATCAGGCCACCCTCATTTTGCCCTATCATGGTCCCACCCCAGTCTCCCCCCAGCATAGCAGAGACACCTGGACGGTGGTTGTCTATGTCTGGTCCCGCCTTTACCTGACCCCTTACACCTCAACCAACCCTGTTACAGTTAGTGTCATGGCTGCAGCCACCAATGTTGCTTTCTATGGCTTGGCTCCCCGCAGGGATGTTGTTCCTGAGGGAGATTTCAGGATTGCTCAGAACCAGAATGCCATAGTTTCAACCCATCCTTTGTCAGATTGTGTAGTGTTGGCCCAGGGCGCGCAGTGCGCTTTGGACACCTCTTATCTTCCTGGTGGTGTGAATTCCTTTGCTCAACCTCTTTCTGTCCCTACCTTGATGCTTGGTACGTCCAAGGAGTGGGGTGGTATTTATATCACTCCCACTACTGCGAGGGGCACCATGATCTACGGGTTCCCAGTGGACCCGCGGAATGTGGTGTTCTCTAAGACGTACTTGGGCATGACTTCAAAGCTGTTCACCCAATGGACCGGTACCATCAATTTCCATCTAATGGCCGTGACGACCCAAATGACTCGCGCGCGCTTGGTTATTTGCTTCACACCTGGAGCAACTACTGAGCCCACGACGATGGAGCAAGCCATGGCTGGTACTGTATCCTTCTTTGACATTGGATTGAATTCAACCTTCACCTTCCCCATCCCCTTCATCTCAGAGACTGTGTGGAGGACCTTGTCAGATGATGAGACTTTCCGCGATCAGAATTATTCCTTCTACCCCCTGACCTCTCGGATGGGCGTTGTCACCGTGTGGGTGTACAATGTCGTCCAGTCCACTGCCCCGTCCACCGCAGGCCCCATTGCTTTGCTGCCTTTTGCCTCAGCTGGTGCTGATTTTTCCTTCCGCCTTCCCAGATCTATAGAGATTGGCGTTAAACCCTACAAGCGCCAAGTTGCAGTGACTAATTCCATTACCTTCTCCATCAAGTCAACCACTGATGGTTCTACTCCCCTCCCAGCTTCCAATAACCCGTTTTCTTTCCCCGCACCCCCCTTTCCAGAACTACCCATCTGTGCCCAGGGTGCCAGGTTTGAGAATGGTCCTGAGGAGCAATCCCCGGTGATCAGAATGGGCGAGTCGGATGCCGCTTCTGCTGGAGAACAGTCTGCACAGGCCCCGGTGGATGCACAGCCGGCTTGTTACGGCAATCTGGAGCCAGGCCAACCAACCCAGGTTCAGGCAAGAGATGCCTGGGAGGGCGTTGACGGGGTGTGCACACACACCTCCCCTGATATGCTTTTCCAGAATTATTTTGCCAGAAAGCGCCTCTATGCCGCCTATGAGATCCCAAGGGGCGCTGATGCCTATTACCTCCCCATCCCCATTTCCTGCTTTTGGTCCAGAGAAGAAAATTTCCCCTACCCAGCTAGGTTTTTGCAGCGCCTGTGTATGTATATGCAGGCTGATGTTAGGGTTGATTTGCAGATTCAGAGCTATGGTGTCCCTGATTGGTATTCCCAAATTACAGTTGCAAACATCCCCCCAGGAGCTGACACCCGTTTGGGCTGGTCCTACAACGCGGATAATTCAGCTGTCCTTTCCAGGTTGTTTGATTTCCCTTTTACCACCCAACCCCTTTCCAGAGAAAATAATACTGTGAGTGTGATGATCCCCTATCAGAGCCCCTATAATGCATTGTGTCCGTGGAGAAGTGGATGTGGTGTCGTTGGTGTTAATTTCACGGACACTCCTGTAGGTATTCCCCCTGTGAGTGGTAGGCGGTGGAATTATTTGCCATTTAATGAGTTTTGTACATTGGGTGTTGTTGTTTCCCCGTCTTTTCATAGTTGTTTGAATGTGTTTGTGTCCTATCATAATGTAGTGTTGAATATGCCCCTGCCCTATCCCCAGCTAGGTATGTGGTGTGATGAGCCCCCTGAGGCTGTGGAGGAGTCTGATTCGAACGGGCCCTATTTGTGGTCCGTGACTCAGCCCTTCCTCCGCTGTAACGGGAGAGTGTCTCAAGATGGTGCAATTTGGTATGATCAAAACCCCTCAGAATACATACCAAACATGATTGAAGCATCCACAGCTTCGCGCGACTTGGGTGGCTTGGCCACGGTCAGGCTATCTGAGGAGTGCGAGGACGAGGCTGCGTGTTTTGAGGCTGGTGAGTTGGAGTGGGACTACAGTCCCTTTCCAGATCATCGCTGGTCGATGGACACGTCAGTGTGGATCTCCAAAAGGAAGTGGGCAGGAACCCCCTACACCCATTGGATGATAACCAGAGGAGATGAGGAATGTTCATTGGAGAAAGACGGGTTCGACGCTGTGGTGGTAATGCGCAGCAGTGAAGAGCCCTATGAGAGAGTGCATCAAGTCAGTCCCCTTGTTTGGTCCCATTGTTTGATTTTGTCTAGAATGAAGTATGTGTTTAGGAATTATAATATTTTGAATAATTGTACCCATTTTGTTGAGTGTGTGTCTGGTGTTGAATGTGAGAATGATGGAAAGAAAATGCTGGCTTCCCTTGGTTTGATTGGGACACTTGGCTGCGCCATCGCAGTCGCGGCGGCTTTCGAGTCGCCCCCTCGGGAAAAAACACGTGCACCGAGAGTGTTCCATACCCTAACAAAGTGCCCAGATTTGGCTGAACAACCCTCCATTTGTGACGAGCCGGACGGTCGAGTAGCCATCAAGGCGAAAGCCTTTGGCGCTTCGGTGTCTGGTTCTTACGAGTGGCTCCCCAAGCATTGGACTAAAGCAACAAAGAACAAGTGTGGCTACAACTGGCTCAAAGCTGACCTAGAGAAAGGACCATTCGAGAACATGTCGGCGGCCTCCAAGCAATTGGAGAAGACGCTCAAGTCTATTGATGGTGCCCTGACTCAGGAAAATGTTGAGATGCTGGTCGCTTCTGCCAATGCGTTTGGCAGAGCATCATCTTCAATTGACAACCTTGCGGCCACGCTCACTGACATGGTTAAGAAAGTCCCAGATTTTGTTCCCACAACCCAGAAGAAGATAGCCCAGAAAGTAGCTAGTGTGTTGCTGAAGTTGGTAGGTTTGTTAGTGATTTTGTTTTCATCCCCAACCCCTTTGACCCTTGCCGGCGTGGTTGCAATACTGCTTGGAGAAGCTGTTGATGCCGCATCCACAGATTGGGCCACCAATCTGAAGAACTGGATCGTGCGGAAACTTGGCCTCCCTGCTAGTGTGATGAAGTACGCTGGAGAAATGCCCAAGATTTTCCCTGATGATGCCCCTGACCCAACCCAGTCCCCGACCCCCACGGATGGAGCCCCCGTTATCAGAATGGAAAAAGGAGATTGCTGTTCGTCTTCCTCATCGGCCATTGAGACGGCCAAGGATTTCAACACAATCACAACATCAATGAGAAATGCTGAGTGGATTATATCTAAGACCAAAGAGTTTATCACCTGGTTGCTTGATACCTTCACAAATTGGAAGCAGAATTCCCCAGAGGCTAGGGCTCACCAGTCGCGCGGAGAAATCTTTGAGATCTTCGCGGACTCGGTGCATTCCCTGGATGCTCAGAGTGTAGATTTGGACCAATTGGAAAAGAACAAAAAGAAAGCACAGAGCCTCATGGCGTTGTGTGGCGAGGTGAAAGATGTTACGTCTCTGCAGTTGTTGCAGCGGGCGTACACCAATTACTGTGCCACCGAGCGTCGGGTCCGGCAATCACAGTACTCCGACCGGGCTGAACCCGTGGTAGTGTACTTCCACGGGAAGCCTGGTTGTGGGAAATCCTTGTTGTCCTCGATCCTCGCCAAAGGCTTGTGCAAAGCCTTGGGTCTCGACCCCAAGACACAAATCTACAGCCAAATTCCAAATTCAGATTTTATGGATGGGTATTGCGGTCAAGCCATACACATAATTGATGATCTGGGGCAGGACCCAGAAGGTAAAGACTGGCAGAATTTCTGCCAAATGGTTTCTACCGTCAAATTTCTTCCAAATATGGCAGACCTTGACCAGAAAGGCATACCCTACAAGTCAAAAGTGATCATTGCAACCTCCAATTTCCCTGACCCCACCTTCCAGTCTGCTAGGGATGTTGCTGCTCTCAAGCGGCGATTGGCGTTCCCTGTTGGCGTGGCGACTCAAAACGATCGCCGCCTCAACGCGAAGGATGCCCTAGCACCAATTGGACCCTCACCCAGCCCCTATTTCAAAGCAACTTGCCACCTGCTTGAAGGGACGGCGGTGACGCTGACCCTGACCAAGGACAAGCAGAAGCAGGTGAATTTCTTTGATCTCTTTAATGATGTCCTTCAGGAGGTGGATGCGCGTCAGCGCGTCCATGCTGTCATATCTGACATCTGCTTTGAGAATTCAGAGTGGGAGACATCTGAGGTGACGCCAGAGACCCTGTCTGCTGCTAGGTACTCGGCGACGCAGAGCTGTGTGACCTTGGAGCCTATGCGCCTACCTAGAAATAGGGAGGAGCTGAAGGCACCGTGGTTCACCAAGTTGCTGAACCCAACAGGAAACAAAACTTGGGATACCGTGGCGCGGATCGCGATGGTGTTATCCATCGTTGCGTCCATAACCACGTTTGGGGTGATGCTCTACAAGTGCACTGGGACTGCTGCAGACGCAGAGGGCGCATACTCCGGTATGAAGAAAGCGGCGGTGAAACAAAAACCGCAACGCCTTTCCCCGCCCACTGTGAAGTTTGAAGGACTACCACAGATCTATGCTCCCGTGCAAAAGAATTGCTTCCCCATACAGTTCTTTGATGCCCATCCAGATGATCTGCAAGGCTTTTTCACCCTGACGGCTGTTGGGACGTACGACCGTACCTACATCACCAACTACCATGGGTTTGAGAAGGCCAAGTGGATACAGCTTCGGGGTGTGCAATACCCCGTGGACCAGCTCCGCGTGAGGCGCGTCGAGCGTAATGGTTCCCCAACTGATGTGGCTGTTTTCACGGTTCCCAGTGGGCCGTGTGTCAAGAACATTCTCAAGTTTTTCAGGAAAGGTCCTGAGGACCCCACACCGAGAGCACCTGCGGTGCTGACGGTGAGGGGCAAGATGAATCTGGATGTGCTAGCGTCGGGCGTGCAAGCGTTCGATGCTCTGCAGATGCAAGAGGGCTGGTACCATGGCATCCTGCGCTATCGCGCAGTGACTGCTCCTGGCTTTTGTGGAGCTCCCCTAATCTCATACAATCCATCTCATGAGGTTATATTGGGTATCCACATGGCTAGTAATGGCTCTGGCATTGCATATGGTTCTGCTGTCTACCAATCAGACATTAAGCCTGTTGCCAAGGAAGGTCTTCGGAGCTTCATAGGCAAGGGTTTAAGAGCACATGTTCCTACAACAACCAAACTTCGACCGTCACCGGCATGGGGTGCATTCCCCGTGACGAAAGAGCCTGCTGTGTTGCACTACACAGATGAGAGGTTGGTCGACGTGGACAACTTGGATGGAGTCCTGTTTAGCAAGTACAAGCAGGACATGGTGAAGCCATTCCCAGGATTGGAAATAGGTAAACAAATAGTTAGGAACAGATTGAGGAAATTAATTCCAACCAAATTACAGCAAATCACAGTGCATGACGCCATTAATGGCATTGAAGGGATGGATGGTATTGACATGAACCAGAGTCCAGGTGTGCCCTACATCTCAGAAGGCGTCTCGCGTAGATCGCTCTTTGAGCTTGTTGGGGAGCACTGGGTGATGGGACCTAGGTTAACTGAAGACTACGCGAGAGTGTCCAACGATCCAAAGTTGGGCCACTTCGCGACCTTCCTGAAAGATGAGCTACGCGACACAAAGAAGGTTGCGCAGGGGAAGACCCGCCTCGTGGAGGCGGGAAACCTCGCGCACGTGTTGCTTGGCCGGAAGATCTTTGGTAACCTGTTCGCTGTGTTTAACTCAAACCCGGGGTTTGACACTATGTGTGCAGTTGGGTGCGATCCCGACGTACACTGGACACAGTTCTACCATCCACTTGCTGCCAAAACAAGAGTGTTTGACTATGATTATTCAGGATTTGATGGCTCTGTACCTTCCTGTGCTTTCGACGCGTTGGCTGACGTGTTGGCCGACCTCGTTGAGGGCGAGGAGGAAGTCAGGGCTTACATTGACTCCCTGAAGAGCTCTTTCCATCATTACAAAGGGAAGCTGTGGCGTCTTGATGGCGCGATGCCGTCTGGATGCTGTGGCACCTCAGTGTTCAATTCAATCATAAATGCAATGCTCTTGTTCTCTTGCTTTTCCCAGATTCTTCCTGATTTTGACAGCTCTGAGCCTTTGCTTATAGCATATGGTGATGACGTGCTGGTCGGTACCAATCAGGAGCTCCCACCTTCGCGGGTCGCGGCTTGGGTTAATAGTGAGACCACTTTTCAGATTACCCCAGCCAACAAAGGAAGCGTCTTTAATGACGAGACTGATATACATAGTGTACAGTTTCTGAAGAGATTCTTCACTCCAGACCCGCATTTCCCCCACCTAATACACCCCACCATCGACAAGGCTACTTTTGAGCAATCAATCATGTGGCAGAGGTGTGGCGACTTTCAGGAGACGCTGAATTCTCTTGCCCTCCTGGCTTGGCACCACGGTCCGAAGAGTTACAAAGCTTGGGCTGATGCCATAGTCAGGAAATGCCTCGATGATGGAAACCCCCCCCCTTATATCCCACCCTTTCCCTTGCTCAGACACAACTGGCTGATGAAATTCGAGATCGAGACGTTTGTCTAGGTCTTCGATCACAGGTGAAAGTGAGGTTCTTAGTACCAACGTGAAAAGTGCTGATTGTTGACACCCGACCAACCACCGCTGGAGGAGGAATGGAATGGAGCTGGCCCCAGAGATGGGGTGTTTCGGATCATCGGATCCCGGCCCGGACCTGCCTGAAAGCTCGGCCTCATAGAGCGCTGACACAGTGAGTGCTGGTTGAAAGACAACATGAACTCTTAGTAACTTGGGAAGATGTTCTCTTGCTTTGCCGAAAGGATGACATGTGGAAACTGCTTTGGTAGTACCCGCTGAAAAATGCTGAGGCGCCACACCTGGCTTTGATCTCTTGAAAGGAGAATGGAATGCTGGTGGCCCTAGAGATAGGGTGTTCCGGATGCTCCGTTTTAAGCATCCCACCGCGGACCTGCCTGAAAGCGTGGACACACAGTGACCCACCGCAGGAGATCTTGGACAAAGGAGGCGACCGATCTTTTAATAAGGGGGAAGCTCTTAGCAAGACCACAGGTGAAGATGAGGTTCTTAGTACCAACGAGAAAAGTGCTGATTGTTGACACCCGACTAACCACCACTGGAGGAGGAATGGAATGGTGCTGGCCCCAGAGATGGGGTGTTCCGGATCAGTAGATCCCGGCCCGGACCTGCCTGAAAGCTCGGCCTCATAGAGTGCTGACACAGTGAGTGCTGGTTGAAGGACAGCATGAACTCTTAGTATCTTGGGAAGATGTTCCTTTGATTTACCACAGGATTATGAGATTTCTAAATGGACAATGGTTTCTGACTTTCTTGCCTCAGTGAGGTGGAGTTGCCCAAGGCCTAAAGCTTAGGGTGTAGCCCCTCATTGTTGACCAAAACAAGTTTAAACCCTGCAGTCGTTGGAGTTTTGTGTTGGTTATTTGAACCGCACAAGTAGCCCTTCTGCAGTGCCAAATTTAGTTAAAGTAGGTTAGGAAAAAAAAAAAAAAAAAA